CAGATGATGTAAGCATACTATGGGCTGATATGATGGATACAAACAGTTCATTGTCAGGCTTAAATATACCTACAAGTCCTGTAGAAGGTTTTACTCCACAAGGATTTTACGTGTTGCATCTTGAAGGATTAACAGCAAGTGATCCAGAAGCGTTCCGTGAAGGTGAAGTGTTTATTGCAGGTGAAAATGAAAATGGTAGTTTACACACAGCCATTGGTGCAGCAGCGTCAAATGTATTTGGTGAAGCAAAAGTTAGAATGACTTATCCATTAAGAAGCAATTTGGCTCAAACAGCAAAAGTTGACAAAAACCCAGAATGGGCAATAGTAACACTAAACAGTGATGCGTTTGAATACAGTGTAGATGTAAACAATTATTATACAGTAAGCGTGGCATTTGATTTAGATCAGTGGGGAAGTTAAATGCCAACATTAGCAGAAATAGTTGAAAGAAAAACTATAGAATATTATGATTGCGTAGCAATAGACATTGACGCAAATCATACATATCTTATGACACAAGCACCTTTTGATTTAGATTTGACTCACAATACAGTGTATCCAGCTTATGCTACATTTAAAGCCGCAGGTGGATTGCTTGGTATTAGTGAGATCACAGAAAATGCAGTGTTTAGCATTGATAAAATTAACATAACAGTTGCTGGTATTGTTCCACTAAATCCCGGTGATGATCCAATAATGGTTGAAGCACAAACCTTAGAATACATTGACAAACCAGTCACAATTTATAGAGCATTCCTACGCAATGATGATACAAAGCCTTTTGGAAGTTTAGTAGAATATCAAATTACAGCATTCAAAGGTTATATTGATGCAATGGCTGTAACACAAAATTCATCTGGTGATACAACACAAGTAAACATTGATATCAGTAGTCATTGGACAGATTTCAACAGAGTTACAACACGCTATACAAACAACACAAGTCAAAAGGAATATTTTCCAAGTGATGCTGGATTTGAATATTCAGTTGAGATCCAAAAAGAGATTACTTGGCGGGAACCTGAATAATGGATTCTACATCACAGATGAAAGTAGGACTGTGGTTAGGTACAAAACTAAATCAAGCCTATGTGCGTGGGAAGAATGATTGTTGTACACTGTTTATGGAATACCATGATCATATGCACGGCACAGATACACTGAAATCAATTTATAATAAATACACTAATAAAACAGGCGCTATTAGAACAGCCCGTAAATTTAATATAACAGGTGAATGGTTGCCAAAGCATGGTTATAAACGTGTAACTGATCCACAAACAGGTGATATAGTTATAGTGGACACAGGTTTGTATCCAAGTGGATATATTGTTTGTATGAATACAGCGTGGACTAATGTAGACAAAAAACATAGAATGCAGAGATTTGCATTAGAAGAACCGGATCAGCCGTACAGTATATGGAGACATAAAACCCATGGGTAAAGAAGTATTAGGAAAAGTATTAAAAACTGCCATACAAGGTGCGTTTTCTCATAACCAACAACGTAAAGCTGAAAAGGCTCAGGCAAAACAAGCAGTTGCAAGTGTCCGTGCTAATGTTATGGTTAACAAGCAATCAAACAATGATCCAATTTACCCAGTTTACGGAAAACAACGTGTTGGCGGAACAAGAGTATTTGTTGAAGCAAGTAATGGATCAGGTTCAGTACAAACTATTGATCCACAAGGTGAAGCTACAAACACAGAATATCTAAACATGGTTGTTGCCATGTGTGAAGGTGAAATAGATAATATGACACAGTTATGGTTCAATGATACAATTGTTTGGGACAGTGGTGTAAATGGAACCTTAAGCAGTTTAGCCAGTGGTGGATATGAATTACAAAATTTTATGAGTGGAACAAAATACTCAGGTGCAAACATGTACATTGCATGGTATCCTGGAACAGATAGTCAATTAACTGATTCAACAATACAAACCAGCGTAGGTAATTTGGTTTGGAAAACTACAAACAGATTACAAGGCATCAGTTATTTGGCATTGAAACTTCAAGCAGATGAAAAGTTTGGCGGACAGTTGCCAGTATTCAATGCAACATTACAAGGTAAAAAAATATTAGATGTAAGCACACTAACTGAAGGTGATACACTTGCTGATATAACCAGTTTTAATTATACAGCTGGTGCAGATCAAAACCCTGCAGATGTGTTGTATGATTTGTTAATCTCAGACCGTTATGGAAAAGGATTAGACAGAGATGCTAATGGAAACTTGGTGGTTGGAACAAATATTAATTTATTAAGTTTTCAATCTGCTAAAACCCACAGTAACGCAGCAAGAAGTGGAAGTGGATATCCACTAAATGGATTCTTACAAACAGAAAAACAAATCTTTACTAACGTCAGTGAAATACTTGAAGCTTGCAACGGAATATTAAGATTTGTTGACGGAAAATATCAATTTGATATCAAAAGAAAAAATGAATCTACACCTGGATCTGCTGCTTTTGTCTTTAACAAAGAAAATATTCTCAGTGAGATTTCATTGGTGTTGCCAGCAAAGAGCGCCAAGCTAAACAAAGTCACAGGAAACTTCAGTAACGCCGCTGAAAAGTACAATGATGATCTTGTATTGTTTAAAAGTGATGCATACATATTAGAAGACAATGGTACTGTATTAGAAACACAAGAAGATTATACACTGATAACTGATGCAAATTTGGTAACAGATTTAATAGAACAAATGGTTGAAAAAAGTAGAAATAGATACACAATTAGTTTTACAGCAGCACACACAGCCTTATTACTCCATGCTGGACAAGTAGTCAAAGTTAGACATGATGATTTTGGTTGGGATGCACTCAATATGAAAGACTTCAGAATACAAGAATTAAAATTAACTGAAGACAACACTGTTGAAATAATTGCCACAACCTACAACAGTGCATTGGAGTTATAAACATGAGTAGAATCACACTAAATTCAGGAACACAACACCAGTACACACCAAGTGGATCAGACATTGAAGGCAACGTTCATTTAGATAAACTCAGTGATGTTACTGTAACAAGTGTTCAAAACAATCAAATATTAAAATATGACAGCAGTCAAAATCAATGGGTAAACACTTCAACTGGTGCAGTCACAAGCCTTGATAGTTTGAGTGATGTTACTATCACAGCCGTGCAAGATGGACAAAGTTTACAATACAACAGCACTACCAGTCAATGGGAGAATAGAGACATTACAGCCAATTCCATTGATGGTGGAACTTACTAACAACATATAGTCAATTAAGGTGTCTTAAACGCTCAACAAAGGCTATATATAGCGTCAAAATTTACAAGGAATACCAATGCCCCAAAAAGAGACAAAATACACAATAGAACGCCTTAAAGGCGGTTTTAGCAGAGCCCTACCATTACACCAATACAACCAATTGGTTAATTTTGCATCAGTCAAAAAGCTATTAGCAGAATGTCCAGGAGACTATGTTTGTTATAGATTTTATTACAACAGAGTAGCAGTTGCAACAAGTGAACCAGATATAAATGAATGGTTAGAGTTACACGGACAAGGTCCGCAGGCACCAATTGATACTTCAAAAGTAAAACGCAATGGTGGTTTAAAAACAGCATCTGGACAAAACGGATACAGCAAAGGTTTTAGTAATGATGCAATGGTAAACAGTCACACACTACAAGCGGAGATTATGCATAGATTAGATAATGGTGCAACACTCACAAGTCTTGCTGATGAATTGGGTTGCAGTGCAGCAAACATAATTTACCACAAGAAAAAATACATTCAACGTATGGCCAAAGAATTAGAGGTTGACAACTAACAGTTTATAGTGTATAAATAGTACTGTTAGTTAGAAAAAGTTTTTGTATATTTACTCATACGTATAACGTGTTCTCAAATACAGTTATAACAGCCTACTTAATCTAACTAAAAGTTGTATACGGGTTATTTGCGTATTTCATGACGCAGCTCCAAACAAAATGAAACATTTTTTGTGCCTGCAGTTAGCTGCCCTTACTGTGTACAGCGTTTTCAAATAAGTGTTAGAACTTACAAAACCCTATACGTGTTTTCTCCTTAAATGATTTGCGTATAGGGTTTTTCTTTGAACTCAAAACCGCTGAAAAAACACCGTTTGAGCTTGACAAATGCCGTTTTGTCATATATAATTGTATAGTTAAGTAAAATAATGACTTATAACAGGAGCAAACTATGGAAATTATCACAAACAATTTATATGACATAAAGTGTCATCACACTTATAATCACAAGCTGAGAAACAGTACTTGGACTGGCATGAACAAAGGCGGTAAAGTACAAGGCGGTGAATTAGACAAATTACGTAACAATTTAAGCAATACAGATTGGGCTACATTAATTGTAGCTATAGAAAACAATCTACGCAAATTACCAAGCAAACAATCAGATGAATGGGACAAAGCATTGCTTAACCTATTGCGTGTCTGTGACATATCACTTAACCCACTAAATGCAATATGCGTTGAAGGTGAGTTCCGTGATTACATGTCAAGCAAATCACGTGATTGGAAAAAACTACAAAAAAGTTTATGGCAAGTTCTTATGAGTGGAATGGAATGTTTAGAATACATCAATTGGGATGTAGAAACTTCTGAAGATGATATGTTTGAAGTAGCTTGACAAAAACAAAAAACTATCTTATAATACAAACAATGGCTAATACAATACTCACACAGAACCCTTTACAAATAGCAACAAAAGGTTGGCGGGCCAGATAATATACCGCTGTGTAAAAAGACCCTAAGAAAGTCACACGTAACATATTGAGACACTCCCGTAGTGCATTGCGTAGCTACTATCCTGAGAAATTGGAAGTGAGTTTAAGTATTGATATAGTATGAATTTGCTACATACAGAACCTTTGGTGTTAAAGCATAACACAGGTAGGCTATAAAAGTGCTCTTAGATACGCGGCACTATAAAATAACTGTTGCAGGTTGGTCAAGTCCAAAGACCCTTAGCATACTACCTTGTATAACAAAACAATTACCTGCTTTCCAACTGACTGAAAAGTCATTTTTTTTGGATACCTTTGAGTAGGTATCCTGTGACTGAAATATCAAGAGTTATTAATTGTATTATCAATTAAATGATGTAATGTTCCACTTAACTAATTGATATGGAGTTGCAGGTATTGAGTAAAAAAACAACTGAATGAAATGAAGTTGTTTTATTCTCAAGACTTGTCTGTTGTGCGTAGCAGAACAGATATGTAACAACAACTTGATTGTGTCTTTGGTGTGCGGCTGGCCAAGCTCAGACTAACCGGAAGCAATCACGCCAAAAAACAGGAGATCTAATGAAAACATTTGATACATTTAAGTTTCACTTATTACTACAAAATAAAACTATACCAGAACTTGAAAATCTTATAAAGATGCGTGAATATAGTTTTAAGGTAAAAAGACGTGGAACTTATCATATAAGGAGTACACCTTCACGTGAACATTCAGCTGGTGTTTATGTAGACAAGAACCAAAATACATGGAGTATAGAAGGAGAATAAATACAATTATGGTAGTAGAGATATACAGTTATAACAGTGGCTTCAGAGTCATTGATAAATTTGAGTATCCCAATCAAACAGAATTAGACAAAGATTTGGTATTACGCAAATTAGCAGGAACTTGGGTAGGTCATAAGATATATGATATATCATTGGCTGAATTCAATAGTTTAAATCAAACACAACGCAACAATTTAGATTGCAAAGCCGTATTTGATAAAGCGGCATACATAGGAGCAGGAAAATGAACAATGAAAGACTAAAAAAATTCAATAAATGGTGGAAAACAAATCATCACTATAAATTAGCACACAGATGGCTGGTAAAACACACCAAACGTTGTATACACAATTATCACATTGCACCAGAGCAATTTGATCATGCAAAAAGTGTAATGAAAAGATACAATTCAAGTGAGTACAAAAGATTAAACCGTGCAGATGCAGAATTCTTATGGAGATTAACACATCCCACAGTCAATCAAAGACGTGAAAGATTGTTGGCTACAGCGGCATTCTTTGACAGTGTTGCAGATCACAGTAAATTGAATAAATGAACCGTGCAGATGATATAGTAGAACGTTGCAAAAGCAAGTATAAATTTTGGAAAGAAGTTTATGAGATGTTGGAAAAACCTTTTGAATACCGTGCACCAACAGACAAAGAATTACGTGAATTTGTAATAAAATACGCAGAAAAATACAAATAACGGTTGACAATCAACAAAAAGGTTGACAAGTGAGACATCTTACTGTATACTGTAAGAGTAATAATTAAAAAACGGAGCAAACAATGGCACTAATAAATCCACAGTTACAGCTGATGACAAAAACAGCAAAAAGTGACACACAAAAGCGTGAAGTTATTGATAAATTTTACAATGAAATTGCACGCCGTGTTGAAGACGCAATAGTTGAACAAAAGCATTTACTATTATGGGGAGAACCAGGAAGTAGTAAAAGCAGTATTGTTAAACAAGTAATTAAAAATCATTCAGGCGTTACAATTCATAAAAATAAAATTACACCAGTTCAATTCTTTGAGATGCTTTATCATCACCGTATGAATGGGCAAACACTAATACTTGATGATTGTGATAGTTGGTATGATGATAAAGATTGTCACAGCACATTAATGGCAGCCACTGACAGTGATGAAGAAGGTGAAGTTCATTGGAATGCAAACAGTGATTTGCTTAAACGCAAAGGTATTCCTCCTAATTTTAGTTTCAAAGGCACAGTTATTGTAATTACAAATAAAATTATGATTGAAAGAGTTGAAAGCATTAAGCCACAAGATATTAAAATTAACCAATTGGTCAGCAGAATGAGTAGTTTTTGCGTAAACATGCCAGACAACAATTGGAATATGCTTACTATTAAAATGTGGCATGAAGCAGGCGGACTTGAATGTTTTGAAGATGTAAATGAACAAGACCAGTTAGATATTATTGAGTTTCTTGATGAAAACAAAGAATCAATCAAGCGTTTAAGTTTTAGAACTGTTGCACATTGCGTCAAAACATTGCGTAGCAGAGGCAAAGATTGGCGTTTTAGTGCAATGTTTGATTTGGTGTAAATATTATGGATTTTTTCAAACAAATAAAACAACCTGCAAAGTATGAAGCAACTATAATTGAAAAAGGTAAATCTCACCTTAAAGGTTGTAAATTAACAGAAGAACATAAACGTAAAATTGGTGAGGCCAGCAAAAACAGAACATGGACTAAAGAATCACGTAAAAAACTTAGTGAATCACACAAAGGTGTGCCTAAAACAGACCAACAAAAAACTAATTTAAGTGAATCTATAAGTAAATTCCGTTATCAAGGTAAAACTCTTAGAGCTTTGTCAATTGAATTAGGTGTGCATAAAGATACTATTAAAAAACATCTTAATAGGTATGGACATTTAGACAACATATATAATGACATAAAACCACAATCTTATAATGGAAAAACTGTAACTGAATGGTCAGATGCTTTGGGGTTTTCTACTACAAGCATTAGAAATCATTTGACAACACATGGTCATTTAGACATATTAATAAAAAAGAGTAAAAGGAGCAAAACAAAATGATTTATATAATTATAGGGTTGACACTGATGTTTATAGCTTATATGATGTAGTTACACATTAACAAAGGAGTGTAACATGACACAGATAAATGAACAAACATTGGTAAACATTACAGCTTGGTGCAGTGATAACGTTGGTAAAGTTTCAGTACAAGAGTGTATTGAACAAGTTGTGGCTTCACCTGCTACTACACAAATAATCAACAACTGGTATAAAATACACGGTGTCACTTACAACATGTTTGGAGGTTGATATGAGCAAACGTGCATACATGAATATGTTGACGCACAGTGTAAAACGTGGTTTAATCAGTCAACGCAAGGCTAAAAAACTATGGTTAGACTATTGTCAAGATAAATACAGTTACCAAAATAAAGGTTTTGTTGAACCTGTTACAATTGGATTTGCAGAGATGCAATAGATTATAAGAGTTTATAATCACTAACCTCACATAGCACCCTTATAGCTATGTGGGGTTTTTTATTGGCAAATTGATCAATAAACCATTATGCCGTTAAATCTTACAAAAAAGCTATAAATACAGTACCAGCCAAACAGTGGGGGTTCTGTGTGGAGTGGTAGCTCAGGTGTTCTCTCCTTGTGGAACGCCTGGGCATTTCTGGTGATTTCAAAACAGATAAATAAACTTGTATACAAAAAACAAGGAGACATTCATATGAAAGATGTAGATAAATTAATCAAAAGTTTAACAACCCTCTCTAACCTGATCTTACTCTATCTTACAATTACGTGGGGATATCAAGGGTTAGCATTCTTAATTGGGAGTTTAATAAACTAATGGCAGCCACATACAACATAACAATTAACCAGAACACAGACTTCCGCAGAAGTTTTCAGGTTAAAGAAGATAATGTAATATTAGATATTACAAATTATAGTTTCAGCGGAAGATTAAAACAAAGTTTCAATGCCACTACATATGTAGATTTTACAGCCAGTGTCACAGACGGACCTGCAGGAACGTTTAGTGTACTATTGGTAGACACTGTCACAGCAGATATGGATCCTGGAACTTGGGTTTATGACATCATTATGACTGACGCCGCAGCAGACAAAACAAGACTTATTCAAGGTAATGCGTTTGTCAAGCAAGGAGTTACGCCATGACAGTTTACACAACCTTACCAACATCAGATCTTAATTTAGCTGTCACAGTAATTGATGATCCAGATTTAGTTGTACTAAACATTACACCAGCCGCAGTGAACGTGACTTCTGCAGTTATTTCAGTAAACGGTTTGGTTGGAAATGTTACGCTGACAACTACAGAAATCCCAGAAGGCACAAATCAATATTACACAGATGCCCGTGCTGATGCCAGAGTAGATTTACAAACTGGCGCCAACTTGGATTTGAGTTTTGCAGACACAGATGAATTGGCAGAAGGTCCTACCAATTTATATTTTACCACAGCCAGAATTGATTCACACTTAACAGGTGGAACTGGCGTCACTTATAATTTGGGAGATATTTCAATTGGGCAAGATGTAGGCACAACCGCAGATGTAGAATTTAATTCAGTCACCGCAGACTTCTTTGGTGTTCAACATTTTACTGCCAAAGCCAGAGAAACTATCACTGCCGGACAACCTGTTTACATTTCAGGACATTCAGGAAACACACCAGAAGTGATGGTTGCTGATTTTGATGATCCTGCCAAGATGCCTGCCTTTGGTATTGCAAGTGCAGACATTGCCAACAACAACAATGGAACAATTTCAACTTACGGTGATCTTAAAGATGTAGACACCACAGGAACCACAGAAGGTGAAACGTGGGCTGTTGGTGATGAACTATTTGTAAACAATGCCAAACTCACAAACACCAGACCAACAGGTTCATCAGAAGAAATACAAAAGATTGCAAAGATTATCCGTGTTCACGCAAACAATGGTCAATTGTTTTTGATGGGTGCAGGCAGATCAAATGATGTTCCAAACCTTGCAACACAAAATGTATTCATTGGAAACGCAGGTGGAGTTGAAAAGCGTCAATTAACTTATACAGATATATTGAACACACCAAGCCTGGCTGCTTACATCACAGCTTCAAGCACAGACACACTTACAAACAAAAGCGGATCAAACTCACAATGGACAAATGATGAAGCTTACATAAAAGCAGATTCAACAGATACACTTACAAACAAATCAGGAAACATTTCACAATGGACAAATGATGCAGGTTATATAACAGAAGCTGAAGACAATCAAACGCTAACGTTTACATCACCAGACTTAACTATAAGCGGAAGTTTAAGCAGTGTAGATTTATCAGCATTAACAGATGGAGGAACCTACTAATGGGAACTATTAAATTAAGAAGAGGCACGGGTTCACCAGCAGGTAGCCTGGCACAATATGAAGTTGCAATGGATGTTGCGGCACAAAAATTATATGTCAGTTCAAACGGAACAGACGCGGTAATACTTGCAAACAAATATGATGATGCAGATGCAGACGCTAGAGTTAATTTACAAACAGGTGCCAATTTAGATCTAAGTTCAAAATCAACTTCAGACCTAAGTGAAGGCACCAATGAATATTTTACAGATGCACGTGCCATTACGGCAATTGAAGATGCATCAAGTTTAACACTCAGTGGCAGTTTAACAACAGAAAGTGGATTGACAAACAATGCAGGTAATTACGGTCAAGCCATTTATGCAAACCGTGATGGTGGAGATACTGCCCCAGGCGGACTTCCTGCATTGGTTGTTCAACGTGATTTGGGAACAGAAATCTTAGGCGGTGGATTTGATTCAAGAGGACCAGCTATTGATTTTAATCTTATCAGTGATGATGATGGGTTAACTCAATATCAAGGCGGCATTCAGTTTCAATCAAACAATGATGACAACGTTAATCCTGAAGCTTATTTCAGAGTTTACAGTTGGGATGGCAGCAGTCAGGATAATATACTTCAAGCCAACAAAGATTTATTTTACACTTACGGACAAGTGCAAGCTCTTGCCAGTGCAACCTTGTACAACAGAGTTCCGTGGAGTGGTGACGGTGACAATGAAGCACCGTTGGTAGTCAAAGCCAATTATGAAAATAATGATGTGGTTGCGGCAGAGTTTTGGAACATGACCAACAATGATGAAAACAAAGTCAAGATACATTTAGGTACAGATGACGCTGGTGCAAAAACTTACCAAAATGAAATACGCAGTGGTAAAGCTGGAGATGAGAAAAGTTTACAATTTAACGCATTGGCAGACAACGGTGATGTAGAAGATACGTTGTACCAGATGACCAGAGATGATTCAGACGGAAGTTTAAAGCATGACTTCTACGGTAAAGTAGACGTGAATGTTGACGGTGAAGACCACAGTCAAATGATGACCATTGAAAGTGACATGCTCAACAGAAGTCAAATCTTTATGACTGGGTTAAACACAAGACTAAACTTCAAAACTGATCCAATTCCAAACAACGCAGAATTATTTCAAAGTTTTTCAGTACAAAATGATGCAGACGGAAGTAAACCAGTTGGTAATTTTGGTGCAAAATATTCAAGTGCCAACAACGGTGAATTAAGTGAGATGCGTTTGATTGCACAAGACCATAACTTCAATGAAAAAGAAATTGGTGTTAATCAAAGAAACGCTTACACCAACGCACCATTCCAGTTTGCAAATCTAAACCAAACTGAAATAAACGCTCTTACAAGTGCAGGCGCTGGTACCGTTGTTTGGAATAGCACAGATACCAAGCTACAGGTTTACACAGGTACAGCCTGGGTTGATTTACATTAAGCTAAAGGAGTTCTACCATGAATGAAAATGCGGCCAACACTGATGACAAACAGGGCAAAGTCAAAGGAAGACCACCTATTAAAGTAGACGTAGATGTATTACGCAATTTATGTGAAATACAATGCACCATCAAAGAAATAGCCTACGTTTTGGGCGTGAGTGTGGATACATTAAATAGGAACTATAGAGATGTTATTGATCAAGGCAAAAGCCAAGGCAAGATAGCATTACGTAGAGCACAGTGGAGAAACGCTATGGAGAAGAATAATGTTACTATGCAGATTTGGCTAGGTAAGAATGTTCTCAACCAAACAGATACTCCGTTAGATGAAGAGGCTGGAACTATTCTACCTTGGACAGACTAAACTAAAAAGGAATGCACAGATGAGCAAAGCAGAACACAAGTGGGCGGAAGTCACAGAACAAAACGCAAAAGATATTGTGGAAATTAAACATTCAATTGAAACAATCAAAGACAACCACTTGAGGCATCTGGAAGCTGATATGTGCAAACAAACTAAAGCAATAGAAAAGATTGACAACAGAATATGGTGGGTATTAGGCCTGCTGGTTGTATCAACCGTGATAGGAATGGTGAAGAATGGCATATAAGAAAAAGAAAAAGAAAAAGTACGGCAAGTAGAACAAGGAAAACCCCACTATGAAAAGACATATTAATTCAGACCAATCAACCTGATGGTAAGATTAAAACACAACGCTTGGAGACAATATTTGTTGAAGGCGGACAAGTAAAAAGAGAAACAGTAACAAGACAGTTCTTCCCTAATGGAGAATACATGGATAGTGAAAGTTGTGAGATAATTTGTAATGCCACTAAGTGAAGTACAAAAAGAAGTCAGTGATGATGTCAACAGATTCAAAGTTGTAGTTGCTGGCAGACGTTGGGGAAAGAGTTTTTTGGCAATGCATGAAATTGCCAAACATGCACGTTTTCCTAACTCAAATATCTTTGCGGTGTTTCCAAGTTATAGACAAGCCAAACAAATTATTTGGGATGATCTAAAAGAAAAGTTTATAAGATGCAGATGGGTAAAGAAAATAAATGAAAGTGATCTTTGTATTACATTGATCAATGGTTCAAAGATTTATTTACGTAGTGCAGACAACCCAGATAGTTTACGTGGTGTGAGTATGGATTATTTGATCATGGATGAAGCGGCAATGATTGATCAGAAAATGTGGACAGAAGTTTGTAGACCAGCGTTGAGTGACAAACAAGGAAATGGATTGTTTATCACTACGCCCAAAGGCAAAGGCAGTTGGATTTATGAACTATGGCAAGGTGCACACGCTCAAGACAATTGGCGTGCATTTCAATACACAACATTAGAAGGTGGAAATGTTGCACCAGAAGAAATAGAGTCTGCCCGCAATGAATTAGATGAGAAAAGTTTTAGACAAGAATATGAAGCCAGCTTTGAACAATATTCAGGAAGCATTTACTACAATTGGGATTCAAGCGTTCATATCCGCAAACAAGATAAAGAATTTAACAAGAATGAAATACTTCATGTTGCAATGGACTTCAACGTATCACCGTTGGTTGCAGCCATTTGTAGAGTAAACGGAAATGAAATAAGCGTAATAGATGAAATCAGTATGGACGGATCAAACACATTTGAAATGGCAGAAGAACTGTTGAATAGATATCCTAACAACAGAATTTGGGTCTACCCGGACGCAAGTGGACAAGCACGTAAGACCAGTTCAAATACTTCAGACCATCACATACTGAGAAACTCAGGGTTCACACTTAAAGTTAAGAATATCAATCCACCAGTGAAAGATAGAATAGCGGCAGTGAACGCAAGTCTTAAAGCAACGGACGGAACTGTTAAATTAAGTGTGGACCCTAAGTGTAGAAACTTAATCAAATGTATAAGCGGACAGGTCTATAAAGAAGGAACACAAATTCCACAGAAGGATGGTGCAAATGACCTTTCACACTTTAATGATGCTCTGGGATATTTGGTGCATTGGATAAACCCTATAAGAAGACCACAGCCAGAGATTGGCAAAGGTGCTCAGTTGTTTGGACATTATTAAACGGATAAATAACTGATATAGCAGCAATAACTGATCATTATTGTGAAGACTACCCTTTATAAAGGAAATATAATTATGTTGACAATAGAACAATTAGAACAGACACATCCAAGTTACAGTGATGTAGCAAAACAGGCCAACTATCATTACAAATCATACGTGGGTGGTGAATTGTATAAAAGTGGTAGTTACTTGACACAATACATTGGTGAAAATCAAGCGCCTGGTGACCAGTACGGAAAGAGATTGAACTCAACTCCGTTGGACAATCATGTACAAACTACAGTAGACATTTACAGAAGTTTCTTGTTTAGAACACTTCCTAAACGTGAGATAGGATTATTGGTAAACAATCCGTTGGTAAATGCGTGGTTGTATGACACAGACCAAGAAGGCCAAAGTTTAGACAGTTTCTTAAAGACTGCAAATGACTTGGCAATGGTGCATGGTGCAACTTGGATACTTGTAGACAAACCTGCATACAAAGTAGAAACAGAAGCAGAAGCAATTCAATTAGGCATCCGTGCTTATGCGGCAATGTACACACCACAAAACGTTTTAGATTTTTATTATGAACGTAATTTTGCTGGCAAGATGGAATTAGAATACATCAAAGTAAGAGAATCAGAAAATGATCAATATGTAACATTTACTTGTTGGTACAAAGATAGTGTTCACAAATACAAAGTAGCTAAAGATCCCAACACTGGTGATTACCGTAAGATTGAAAGCTATGAAGAACATGAAAATCCATTGGGATACATTCCTTTTGTATTTCATGCTCCATTAAAATCACCTACAAAAGGTGTGGGAATTAGTTTGGTTGCAGACGTGGCCAATCAACAGAAATTTATTTACAATTGTGCAAGTGAAATAGAACAACATTTACGTATCAGTTCACACCCTACATTAGTTAAACCAACTTCAACTGACGCAGTTGCTGGTGCAGGCAGTGTACTTAATTTAGATGAATCAATTGATCCAGGCTTGAAGCCATATTTGCTTTCACCAAGTCTTTCAACAACAGATTCAATACTAAAAGCAATAGCAAACAGTGTGCAATCAATACAACGCATGACACACACATCAAGCATACAAGCTACAACAGGTTCACCAATGAGTGGTGTTGCATTACAAACGGAACGTCAGTTATTAAATGCAAAGCTATCAGACATGGCTGACACACTCAAAGAAACAGAATATCAAATGTGGATTATGTGGTTGGATTGGCAAGCATTAGGTATGCCAGAAGACTTCTCATTGGAATATCCAGAAACATTTGACATGAGAGATGAACATTTAGAATTAGACTTCTTAATGAAAACACGCAGTGCAGGTGTTACAAACAAAATGTTCCAAGATGAGATCAGCAGACAAATTGTTGCGCTCACTGTTGATGATGCAGAATTGCAAAGTGAAATACTTGCAGACATGGATTCAACTGAAGAGTTTGAAACACACGTGATGGTAGATCCACGCACAGGGAAAAGTGTAATTGTAGAATCAGAAGCAGAACATTTGTTGCTTCTTGAACAAGGTTACACACATGAAGGATAAACATGGCAAAGTTCAATGTTAAAAAACATGATAAAGTTTTGGAGAATACATTAGAAGAAGTTCAAGCTGGTGTGTTTGACAATGCCAAAGCATTAGAGTCAGAAGTAGCGGAACTGGTATCCCAAGGTCTACCAGTTGAGGCTTTAAGACCACAGAATAATCAAGCATTTCGACGTCATGCTGAAAGTGTGCGTGCCAGTGCAAACAGTTTAAGAGATGTAAGCACAGACTTATTAGACCAAAGTAGTTTGCCAGTTGAACCTGCAGACTATGTGGCAGAAAGTGCATTACTACAAAGTTCACAAGATGAATTGGCTAACACTGTAGCCAGTGCAAGTGAAGATGTAATTAAGACAGCGGTACTTGCCACAGTTGCAGGTGTGGCTACAGCGTCTTTGGTAAATCAAGTACGTGGAAGAATCAGCGGAGTTCATATGGATTCCAATGATCCAGAAGTAAAAAGATTACAACGTAAATTGCGTAAAGCAACAGGAGATCAACACAAAGATCTTGTAGCACAAATTAAACGTAAATTACCTGGTGATGTAAACACAGCGGCTGCATTAGCAACGCTGTTGAGTACAAAAGCAGAAAGTGTTGTAGGTAGTTACAACGGAACATTTGCAAAAAGCAGAGCAAAACGTCAAGGTATTGAACGCTTTGAATATGCTGGTGGATTGATGGCAACATCAAGACCATTTTGCAGAAGTATGTTGGGATTACAAATGACTGAAGAAGAAATACAGAACATCTGGAATGGTGAAACTTGGGCAGGAAAAGAGCCTGGTGATCCATTTGTTGTGCGTGGCGGATACAACTGCCAACACTATTGGGTGCCTGTAGAGAATTTTGAAGAAGAGTAAAAGGATAAATAAAGCTATATAAAGTAGATTATATAATCCAACCCTAACTTAATAAAGGAAATTGACATGACAACAGAAACTCATGGTATTACTGAAACTACAGACACTGGGGATGTAGATGCAGGCCAAAATATAGAATCCCAGGTTGAAACCAAGACATTCACTCAAGATGAGGTAAATGAATTGATTGGTAAACGTGTTGCCCAAGTTAACAAGAAATATGAAAATGTTGACATGGAAGAATACAAAGCACTCAAAAGTTTGAAAGAACAAGTTGAGGAAGAGACATTGATCAAGAAGGAAGACTTTAACGGTGTTCTCAAGAAACAAAAAGAAAAGTCAGAAGGAGAAATCCACAGACTACGTAGTGAACTTGAGACTATTAAAATTGATGGTGCATTAATTGATGCGGCATCTAAAGCCAAAAGTGTTGCACCTGATCACGTGGCTCAACTATTGAGAAAGAACATTAAATTAAGTGAAGACGGACAAGTAATTGTTACTGATTCAGAAGGTAAACAACGTTATACGGATTCAGCTGATCCTATGAACGTTCACCATTTAGTTGAAGAGTTCCTATCAAGTAACCAGTATTTTAAGAGCGCAGGCCCAAGTGGTGCAGGCTCTACGGGTAATACAATTAACGCTGATCAAAAAGATTTTGATTTAGCACAACTTGACTTAAACAAGCCTGAGCATAGAGAAATCTATAAAAAGATGAAGGCTCAAGGTAAAGTTTAAATTTATAATATATAAAGGAAAAATATTATGGCAAACTCACAATACGGATCAGGTTTAGCAGGTTCAACACCCAGCTTAGACTCTATGGTGGTCCCAGTACAAGCTGCAACAGTATTTGCAGCACAAGAGAATTCATTGTACCTTCCAGGTCTTTTAATTCCATCAGTAAGCGTTCCAGCAGGATCAGCCTCAGCACAAGTGGCTGTTTTAGGTTCTGTTACAGCAACTTCTATTGATACAGAAGCAACACCCGGTGTAGACTTTGACAGCGTAATTCCAGCTGACACTAAGAAAACTATTCAATTAGACTTAATTGCAGCAAGAACAGTCCTACGTGACTTAGGTGGCATTGACACAGATGACATGGGTAGAGTTATGGGTAACGCAATTGCGGCTAAAGTAGACGCATTGGTATCAGCACAACTTGGTGCATTAACAGCCCAAGAAGCAACAACTAATCTTTTAGATGAGTTGTATGAAGCAATTGGTACAATCCGTGCCGCAGGTGAAACAGGTCCACTTAACTGTGTAGTTTCAGCAGCAGCATATCAAGGCTTTATGACAGTAATTGGTAGTTCAGCATTTGCTGGCGGTGAAACACAAAATGCAGCAATGCGCTCAGGTTTCATTGGCATGATTGCTGGCGTTCCTTGTTATGTTTCTTCACACTTGAATGACACTAACACAGGCCTAACAGACACTAAATTTGCAGTGTTCTCTGGTGACGCATTACGCATGGCTATGCAAGGTGGTGTTAACCTTGAAGTTGAACGCAGAGCAGCAGCAGTTGGTAATGACATTGTTGCATCAGCAGCATTTGGTGTTGACGTTATTGACGCAACACGTGGTGTTATTGTTCAGGACGCAGCATAATAGAGCTTAAAGCTAACTGGAGCGGGCAACCGCTTCAGTTATTCAACAGGAGAAGATAAATGGCATTTGCTACAAACACAAATTTAGAAGAATACGCTCCGGAAGTATTTCAACAAGGAGTTGATGATTGGACAGAAGAACTGGCCAAAGCTGAAACTGATGTTATCAACATGATTCAATTCAAGTGGTGGAATAAATTCTATAGCAGAAGTGAATTTGATAGTAGTAAATTAGTTGAAGCACAGTGGACTAAAACTACAGTATATCAAGCCTTATACGGTTATATTCTGCCAAGATTATCTACGTTCAGACCAGAAGGTGATCCCTACAGAGAACAACTATCTTTTTATAAAGATAGGTTCACTGAAGAATGGGAACTACAATTTGGTGTAGGAATAAAATATGATTTTGAAGATGACGGAACTATTAACAATTCAGATGTTAAACAAGTGAGTCAAAATAGGTTGTATAGATAATGGCACGCAGAGAAGATATTTTAGTAGAAATAGTACAGCGTTTAAAAGCGCAACGCAGTGTGAAACTTGGCGTAGTTCAAAGAGATCCTATTGTGATTGAAGAACTTGCCGCAACTGCCTTTCCTGCCGTTTACATTGAAACCACAGATGAAGACATTGAAGATATTACTATGTCAATGGGTTCAGCTGGGTTGATGCGTAAAGGGTTGATGGAAGTCAGCATTGTGTTGGTAGTGGGTGGAAGAGAACGTGATACGCAAAGAAATATTGCCGTAGAAGCTATTGAAAACACACTAATGACAGATAGAAGTTTAGACTCAACTGTAGAAGATATTAGGCTCACGAGAGTTGAAACTATCACAACTGGTGAAAGCGCCCCTTTTGCAAGTTGTGGGATGATATTCACTGTAGAATATTGTTACCAATTAAATAATACATAAAGGAGATATTACATGGCATGTATATCAGGAAAAAATGGTGCTTTGTCAGTTGATGGTGGATCCACAAACGTGGCTCAATTAACTGCCTGGACTATTACACAAAACGCAGAAACAATTGAAGCATCTTACATGGGTGCTGATTGGAAATGCATCAAACCAGGTATGTCAAGTTGGGAAGGAACAGCGGAAGCTATTTTTGACACAACTGAAACATACCCAGTTATTGGCACAGAAGTGTCATTGGTTGCTTATGAAATAGCAGGCACAACTACTTATAGTGGTACTGCAATTATTACATCAGTAGAAACAGCAGTTGGTGTTGAAGATATGATTACCACATCTTTATCATTTACAGGTGATGGCGCATTAACTACAGCGGCATAAGAACGGGAGGACAAGTCAATGGCAAATACCAAAGCAGGAATTGAAAAAGAACTGAAAGCGGAAATTAACAAAGACTTGTCCACTTTCTCACGTGATTTTGTTGCAAACTTACGTGCTACCACCCCAATTGATACAGGTAGAGCACGGCAAGGTTGGCAAAATGTTTTCCGTGGAATGAACGGAAGAAAGATTGCTCCATTGGCAAAGAACACAGTTCCATACATTGGAGTATTAGACTCAGATAAAACAAGTAGACAAGCACCCAACGGAATAGTTGAAGTTGCCCTACGTAAAACAACAAGGAAATAATTATGAGCGTATTAAACAAAGCAAAAGGTCATTTTAGAGACCAATTAGCAGGAGATTTGAATAAGATTGAAGTACCAGAATGGGAAACAACAATCTATTTTAAGAATATATCAACGTTTGCACAGGAACAAAAAGTTCTTGAACTACACGCAAAAGGTGAATTGGTTGCGGCATTGGTTGAAACATTAATACAAAAAGCATTAGACAAAGATGGTAAAAAACTATTCAAGCAAGCAGACAAAGATGTACTGATGCGTGAAGTTGATCCAAACATTATCATCCGTGTTTGTACAGAGCTCAATGCGGCTAAAGATGCAGCAAACGGTACGTTGGGAAACTAACAGAGGATCTTGATACACTCTTGCTCTTCAAAATTGCTGGAGAAATAGGACAAAGTGTAGAATGGATCCTGCACAATGTGAGCACACTGGAGTTGCAGGGCTGGGCTAAATATTATGAATACCAGTACCAGCAACAAAATAAAAGGATGGGATAATGGCAGATTATAATATTAATATTAACGCCAAGGACAACACAGGCGGATCTATTAACAAGGTCTCAACTGGACTTGGTGGGCTTACATCAAAAGCAAACAGCTTTAAGGTTGCAATGGGGGCGGCAGGTGCTGCCCTGGCGGCTTTTGGTGCAGTTAAATTTGTTGGTGATAAAATTACAGCAATGGATGACTTGGCCAAGAGTGCAAGGACAGCCGGAGCAGCAATGAGTGGTGAAGCTTTTGAAGGCTTCCAAGTAATGAAACAAGCAATGAATGAAGCAGGTATTGATGCCGCTACATTTGATAGAGCTATGCTTCAAACCACAAGCAGATTAAAAGCAGGAACAGAAGGACAAAAATCATTTGCCGCTGTTACTGACAAACTTGGTGATAGTCTATTGGACATGAATGGCAACTTAAAAGCCGGTCCAGATCTATTACAAGAAATGATGAATGCCTTAAATGAAGGCAAGATTACAACAGAAGACTTTGCAAAAGTTGTTGGTGGACGTGCTGGTCCGCTAATTCAACAACAGTTTGCAAGCATGAACACAAGTGCAGAAGATCTACAAGCTACGCTTGATGATGTTGCACAAAACACAAACATTATTCCATTAGAAGCGGCTGAACAAGCAGAAGCATTCAATGACAACATTGGACGCTTGAAAGAAGGCTTGGGCCAAATGATGACTGATGCTATTGAACCATTGATGCCAATGTTATTAGAGCTCAGTGAAAACATATTAGCAAACATGCCTGCTATTATTGAAAAAGTACAAACAGCAATCAGTAATCTACAACCTGTATTTGAATTGATAGGTACACTACTCACAGAAGTAGTTGTTCCAATTATGACAAAACTATTTGAAGCATTGGGATTCATAGCAGAAAAGATTGCACCATTAGTTGATGAAGCATTACCATTATTAAAAGAAGCTTTCCAGTTTATTGTTGATGTTGCCAACAGCATGTGGGACATAATGAAAACTATCTATGAGATTGCATTACCGGCGCTTGAAGCAGGATTCAACGGATTAAAAGCTATTGTTGATGCAGTAGTTGGTGTATTCCAAAAAGCTGTTGATACATTAGGTGCATTGAAACAAAAAGCAATTGACTTAAAAAATGCCACAGTAGGTGCATTTGGTAATATGAAAGATGGTGTTGTTAACAAAACAACTGATATGTATAACGGCGTGAAAGATGGCGCAAGTAGTATGTATAATTACTTGGTTGGTAATAGTGTTTTTCCAGACCTACGTGATGCAGTTATTGCCTCATTCAGAGACATGAAGGTTGGAAGTGTCAGTGAAATGCAAACCATGACATCACAAGTTAACCAATCAGCAATGACAGGTGCACAAACATTTGAAGAAGTATTTGCCAGCACATTAGGAAACGCATTACACACAGGTAGATTAGACTTGGGTGGATTTGCTAATTTCTTCCAACAAAAATTAGGTTCAATGGCACAAGGTGCTGGTGGATTTGGCGGCATCTTAGGTAAAGTATTTGGTGGCGGAATGTTTGGAGGCGGCGGCGGAGGCGGCGGCCTTGGAGGACTATTAGGTGGACTATTTGGTGGCGGCGGAGGCGGCGGCTTGGGTAGTTTGTTTGGTGGCTTCTTTGCAAACGGCGGAACATTAGGCGCAGGCAAGTTTGGTATAGCAGGAGAATCAGGTCCAGAAATTATTCACGGGCCAGCTGGTATTACTCCAATGAATCAAATGGGCAGTAGTGCACCAGCGGTAAATATAACAATACAAGCAATTGACACGCAGTCTGGAACAGAGTTCCTGCTTAACAACAAAAAAGCAGTAGAAGGTATTATCCAGAATGCATATAACAGACGTGGAAAACAGGGGATTTATTAATGGCTGACATGAGACAAATATTTACGTATCCAAATAATTTGGCTACAGATTACATAGATCCAGATTATGTAGGTAATTCATCAGAAGGATTTACCCGCAGAATAGATCAATTAATTAGCGGAACATACAAGACTTGGCTAAATCCAAAGGTAATAACAGCTACCACAAGTGAAGTTATGCAGAACCTTTCAAAGTTTGGCAACTATTATGAAAACGTATCATATGCTGGACATTTATCACGTTATGATTTTTGGCAACAGCCAATGGTTATTGCAACAAAGCAATTAATTACCAGTTTGCCTTTGAATCCAATTGGATCAGGTGCTGATGTACACGTGAGTCCCATGCTTGTTACATTTGCAACAGCCCATGAATTCTTAGATGGCATGCGTCTTACTACAACTGGACTTGATGGAGCGTGGGGACAGTATGTTACCGCTGGACATTTTCCAGAAATGTATGCAAAGGTAATTTCAGACACTGAAATACAAGTTGCAACAGATAAAGAGTTAACAAGCCTTATTGAATTTGTACCTGGTCAACAAAGTTTTGAGCTTGACTATGGTGCTTGGAATTATTTTAATCCTTTAGCAGGAACAACAGATTATAGCAATTGCAGATACTTGACAGTTGATTTTACATCTGCAGTACCTCAAATAAAAGGTACAAATGATCTGCAAATACTTGATGGTCAAGAAATAACAGTCAATAGTTATCTTCCAGATCCAAATACATATCAAGATCCTAAAATTGCATCAAGAACTTATTACTTAAAAAATACAAGTACAAGTTCAGTAGATAATATATTTGAAGTTTACAATGAATCATCACTTACAAACAGAATAGAATTTGTTGATGATGCTACCGCAGGGTCAGGTGTTACATTGCCATTATGGGATGACGGTGCCAAGCAGTCTGTTACAATAAATCAGACTAATCCTGCAACAATTACATTTACTAATTTATTAGACCCAGATGCAGAACATATAATACATGTTGACAGTCAATATGCAGTAGAATGGACAAACTCAAGCATTTCAAGTGAAAGATATTTTGGACCAATAAACAATAATCAAAATCCTGTATATTGGTTGATACCAACAACTGATCCTTATGTTTTTGAATTCAGTACAGTACCGCCAACTGCCTCAAATTATCCACAAAAACCAAATTGGGCGCAACAAAATGCAATTGGCATAACCAGTCCAGATATGGAATTTTCACAACTTGCTCAACCACAAAACTCAAGCACAAGGCCGTGGGCTATTTCAGACAATGCCAGAATTAAATGGTTAAAAGGTTTAGACAATGGCTGGAGTGAAAATTATGTAGATGGTACAGCAGCTAACTTATTTGTCAATGCACTCTCACCAGGTGAATTTTGGAATGATCCATACTACTTAAAAAGTTTACCAGAATTTGAAACAGCTACATATAAAGTATTTGATGTTTACAAAGACCCATCAATGCGCACACTGTATGGACCAGCTGATTATCAAAACGGTAGTCAAGTTACTATTACCGCTAAAGCAAATTGGCCGTTTTTGGTATTTCCTGCTTCACAAGGCACCAACCCACCAACTACAAATTACACACTTTCACAGTTTGAAGCAAACGCAAATTATCCACTGTGGGGCATCAGTACAGGTGATAATCTTACAGCAACTTGGGATCCTATTAACAGTGAATGGAATGTAACAAGTCATTATGCAACAGATCTAAAATTTGGTGATCCAGCAGAAGGCAGTTTTACTCCTGATGAAAGCGTTGAAACTCCTTATTATGGCACCGGAGCAGATTGGAGCCAAGGTTATTTTTGGGCTTATCAAGACATTGGAACTGATGCATCAGGAGGAACTTCTTGCGTATTAGATATTGCCAGAAGTGATGGTACACTTCAACCAGGCGCTAATATTACATTTACCAGAGATCCAAATTACAGAGTTAGCGGCGGATACACTTGGTATCAATGGTGGGGTGGTACAAATAAAACTGGATTAGCTGAAGATGTTGAATTTAGGCCAACTGGAACCAGTGGAAGTAAAGTTTATTTAGATTCTGCTAAAACTAAACGTTATTGGAGAATT